GAGATAGCATCAGCTATCTATGACATTGCACAGACATTTGATGAAAGAGACATTCCTCCAACAGATCGTTTCTGTGTACTACCACCTGCTGAGTACTACAAACTTGCTGAGTCTGCTACAAGAACTGTAGATGTCGACTTTAACCCACAGGGTAATGGTTCGTTTGCTTCTGGTAAGGTACAACAAGTTGCTGGCATCCCAATAATGATGTCTAACAACGTACCTCAGAGTAACGTATCTTCTAACCCAAGTGGTGCGAACAATACTTACTCAGGTGACGATAGTAAAACTATTGGTCTTGTCTTCCACAAATCTGCTGTTGGTACAGTTAAATTAATGGACATGACAACTGAGATCTCTGGTTCTGACTACGGAATTATGTATCAAGGTACATTAATGGTTGCTAAGTATGCTCTTGGTCATGGAATCCTAAGACCAGAATGTGCAGCTACTATTAAACTATCTGCTTCTTAATTTCAATTTTTAGGGTATCTTATTATTAGATACCCTTTTTTTATACCCATGTATCATTCAAAGAAGAAAAAAAAGAAAGGTGGGAGAGACTCACTTAAGATTAAAAAGAAAGGTTACTAATTATGTTTGGCAAGAATAAAAAGAAAAAAGGTATTCTTGGTCTAGAAGGTCAAGCTTATCTTGATGCTTACAACAAGCAAATGCAAGAAACAGGAAAAAGCACTCTTGCTGAAAAGGCTAGGTTTTATAAAGAAACTCAAAAAGTTAAAGCACAAAAACTTAAAGAGGTAATGAACTAATGGCTGTAGCTGCAACCACCGAACTTGAATCTATCAACATAATGCTGGCTGCTATAGGAGAAGCTCCTATAAACAGTCTTACAGGTACGCTGCCTGTTGATGCTCGTATTGCTCAATCTACTTTATCTGAAGTAAATAAAAGTGTTCAATCAGAAGGTTGGTCTTTTAATACTGAGATAGATGTAAAACTTTCTAGAGATAACACAAACCATGTTCATCTTTCTACAAACATATTAAGAGTTGACGCTAATATTCATCAACACCCAACTATAGATCCTATACAACGTGGTTTGAAATTATATGACAGGCTTAACAATAAATATGAATTTGATGAAGATTTGATTTGTACTGTTGTTTATTTTAGAAATTTTGATGAAATACCAGAACCAGCTAGGCACTATATAAATATACAAGCTGCAAGGAAGTTTGTTGACAGACTTGTAAGTGACCAAGCTTTAAGAACTTATACATTACAAGACGAGCAAAGAGCTAGAGCAATATTAATGGAGACAGATTTAGCAAACGGAGATCATAACTTATTAAGAGGAGATCCTTCTCTTACCAGTATCTTTGATACTTACAATCCTTCTAGTGCTTTAATTAGATAACTATGGCTGTTATTTCAAGAGCTATACCTACATTATTGAGAGGTATATCGCAGTCTTCTGATGCTTTGAAACAAGCAGATCACGCTGACATACAAGATAATGCTGACAGTAATCCTGTTCTTGGTCTAACAAAAAGGTCTGGGTCACAATTTTTAGCTGGTATTAGTAGCTCTACTCTTGGTAATGTTCACATACAAACTATAAATAGAGATGCTAGTGAACAGTATGTAGCAATATTTAGTAATGGCAATGTAAAAGTTTATGAGTTAGATGGTACAGAAAAGACAGTAAATAAACCAGATGGTACAAACTATCTAAATACATCAGACCCTAGAAGTGTAATAAAGACAGTTACTATTGCTGACTTTACCTTTGTTGTTAATACAAGCATTATACCTGCTATGGATTCAGCAGTATCAAATAGTGCTAGTAATATAACTCAAGCAATTATATTTATAAATCAAGCAACAGCTAAAACAACTTATTCGGTAACTGTAGATGGTGTAACAGTTACAGATGACACTACTGGTAATGATCCTTTATCAACCGAAACTGTAGCTACTGATCTTGTTACTGGTTTAAATTCTGGTCTTACAGGTTTTACGATTGCTAGAAATGGTCCTGTTATACACATTAAAAAAACTAATGGTAGTAATTTTTCAATAGATGGTAATGACTCTCAAGGTAATACTAAAATGACAGTCATAAAAGATACAGTACAGCAGTTTACTGATCTTCCCAATGTGTCACCTAATGGTTATGTAGTAGAAATTGTTGGTGATGAAGGTACAGATTTTGATAATTACTACGTCAAATTTACGACTAATAATGGCGGTGCTTTTGAAGAAGGGCAATGGTCGGAAACGGTGGAAGCTGGTATTCCTTTTAAATTTAATTACGACACTATGCCACACGTTCTTATACGTCAAGCAGATGGTAATTTTAGATTTGCAAGAGTAGATGGTGATACATATACACTTTCTGGTACAACATATACATTACCTAAATGGGGTGAACGTGTTGTTGGTGATTTAGAATCATCACCAGATCCTTCTTTTATTGGTAATAAAATTAATAATGTATTTTTCTTTAGAAATAGACTTGGGTTTCTTGCAGCAGATAATGTAATTCTTTCAACAGTATCAGAGTTTTTTAATTTTTTCCCAGAAACAGTAATATCAGTTTTAGATACAGAACCCATAGACGTAGCTGCATCTCATACAAAGGTTGCAATACTTAAACACGCAGTAACTATGGGAGAAAAACTTATATTATTTTCTGAACAAACACAATTTGTATTATCAAGTTCAGCAGATAACCTTACACCTTCAACAGCTAACGTACTTGTACAAACTGAATTTGAAAGTAATACAGCAGCACAGCCTGTAGGTTCTGGT